GTCCTTTACCAACGCCGCCATGCAGTGGGGTACGGATCAGGAACCCTATGCCCGTGCAGAATACGAAGCCACACAAGGCGTTATGGTCGAGGAGTGTGGGTTTGTATCCCACCCAACAATTGAGATGGCTGGAGCCTCTCCTGATGGCTTGGTGGGGGATGATGGACTCATAGAGATCAAGTGCCCAAACACAGCCACCATGATTGATGTGTTGCTCACAGGTGTTGTGGCATCCAAGTACAACACCCAGATGCAGTTCCAGATGGCTTGCACGGGTCGCCAGTGGTGTGACTATGTGGTGTTCGATCCACGCATGCCAGCTAAGGCGCAAATGTTTATAAAAAGAGTGGCACGAGATGAGGCTTTCATTGAAGAGATGGAAGCTGAAGTCACCAAGTTCCTCGGCGAAGTCGCTGAAAAAGTAGCAAAAATCCAATCAATTATTGAAAGCAAATAATGTCTAAAAAATACGATATCAAATTCGCGGCTCGTGAATACGAAGTAAAAGGCGAAAAGAAAACCTACTGGTCAAGCCATGGCACACTGTTTATTGAGGACAGTGGTAAAATTAAAATCAAAATGGACTCACGCCCTGACTCCAAAGATTACGATGGCTGGTTCCAAGTGTTTGAACAGAAACCAAAAGAGCCGTACCAAGGTTTGCCACGCGAGGATGGAGATGACATCCCGTTCTGATCAACGGGGGGAACGCTGTGCAAAGGCTTTTCTTAGCTTGCGGACGAGCAGTTAGTACCCCCACCAAAAAAAAAGCCCTGAGTGAACAGGGCTAAATGGCACTCTGCAAAAGTGTTATTTCATTTTAGCTAATTCTGCCTCAATGTCAGCTTCAATGTCAGGAGCACCACTGCTAGGTACGGGTATTGTTCCAATATCAGTTGCAATATCAGGGGCTGTTTCTTTTGGTGCTGGCGATGGGAAGATAGCGCTTGCTGTGCCCATGGTCGTGCCAATCTCAGCTTTGGTTGCCCTTGCCTCACGAGGAGCGGCTCTTTTGGCGTAGTCTTCCAAAACCTTGACAGTTGCGGCAACCTCGGTGGGGTTATTAGACATCAGCATGCCAGCTAGTTTGTCAGCCGTATCCTGAGTCATGGTGGTGCTCTTAGCCGCTTTAGCCGCTAGACCAGTTAGGGATGACCAGAAGCCACCTGTGATGGCGTTTCCAATAGCCTCACCCATGGAGTTGTCACCCTCAAACTCTTTGTTCATCTGGGCGCGACGAGCGGTGCTCGAGTTAGCCAAGATGCTGTTAGCTTGGTTAAACAACTGAGACTCTCGCTCAAGCGCCGCTTTAAACAACTTAAAGTGCGCAGGATCGTCAAACAAAGGCATGAGCTTTTGTTGCATCTCAGGAGAGCCAATGATGTTCTGGGCTGAGTTACGAGCGGAGGCTGGCCCCATAATCTGCCCATAGATGTCACGAGCCACACCAGTGCGGAACGCTTCCTTCTCAGAAGGTGACATGCCTTTGACGAGCTTAGCAACCTCTTCGTGATCCATGCCACGGAATTTATCCATACCAGCTCTCATGGCATCGATGACTTCCATGTCGCCAGCGTATTTTGTCAGAGCTGTGTCGTACTCAGGAACCACGGTCTTTAAGCGGTCACGCAACTCATTGCGCATGCCTTTGAGCGTGCCTGCTTGGGTTTTGACAGTTGCATCTGTGGAGCTATAACCAGACTTGATCATAGCGTCCATGGCGCGTTTCATGTAGTCAAGCGTGCGCACATCAGGGATTGAGGAAACTTTGATGTTTCCTTCTGCGTCAGCAATGTACAGAGGCTCGAGCTTAAACTTGCTTGGGTCTTGACCACGAACTTTGGCAAGGTTTGCCTCACCACTAGCAATCTGTCTGGCAAGGTCATACACTGACTTGACTTCGGGTTGCTCGAGAATGGTCATGATCTTGGGATCGTTGACACTGCCAACATTGTAGGCATCGTCGTAGGCTGTGCCAGCGAAGTCGCGGAGTTCCTTGACCAAGCGGTCTTCGTCGGCGTAGTAGTCCCCGGGCTTCAACCCCGCCTTCACCTGCCCATAAGTCCGCTCCTTAATGCCTTCTTTTTGAGCACCAAGCGTCTTTGCAATCTGCTGACGACCACTGCCAACTCGCTGTGCCACCGCTTCAGCCAAATCCACAACCGCTGGATCAACATTAGCTATCGTCGAAGGCACGCGCATGCTTGCGTCTTTTTTCATCACAGCTTCCATCTGCTGTGGTGTCAATTGAGCTTGTTTTAGAGCCTCTAACATCTTTGCTGAGGCGCGATCTTGAATGCCTTGTGGAGTAGGCATCAGGCGCTCTTTAAGCCAGTTGTAGCCACTTCCAGCAGTGCGCATACCAATAGGGATAGCCGCGCCTAAAGTAGTGCCCATCAGAGCGCCTGTACCAGCACCAGAGCCACGCTCACCCTCAGTGGCTGTGCCAGCGCCAGCAACAGCACCAGTTGTGCCACCAGCGGCGATGCTACGAGCCATGGGGCTTTGAGCAAGGCGTGAGAGGAAGCCAGCAGAGGCGCGTCCAGTTTGGGCTAGGGCGGCGGGCTGACCCCCGGGGGTCAACATCATCCCCACCGCAGGCAACATCCCACCCGCAAACTCTAGCGACCCAGCCGCATACGGATTTTCAGCAGAATACCGCGCATACTCGTCACGAATTTTTGCCAGATTGTCTTCATAATTTCCACTCCCAAGTTTAGAGCGGAGCCAAGCCTCGCCCTCATCACCCCAACCCATGCCTAGTCCTTGACCAAGCAGGGCACGAACATCACCAACCTTGCGGTTAACAGGTGGCCTATTGACACGAGCCGTATTGTTTAAGTCAGCCATTATTCAAGTCCTTCTGGTGTAGGAGTTGTGTCTCTGTATGTGCCTTGCTTAATATCAGCTAAACGGCGCTTGCTACGCTCGTCAATAGCTTTCAATGCTCGGAAAGCATTTCTCATGATACGGGCACGCTCTTCGATGCTCTTGGCGTTGATACCTTGGAGTTCTTTGAGGGTGCGGGTTTCGGCATCGCTGATGGCCCCGGGGAAGGTGGACTTCAACTGCGCCAACGCGCCCTTCTCCAACAAGTTAATCTGCTCTCGAGTATTCGCTAACTTAGGGTCTTTAGAACCCGCCGCCTCAAGAAGTTTGCGCTGTGCAGTGTCTGGCAAAGACGCATCAAATGTGTTTGGATTCAACACATAGGCACGCTTGAGGTCTTCCATGGCTTGTGTTGTGCTTCCTAGCATGTCTTCAGTCTGAGTCTTCAACGCAACTTCTGCTGGTGTCAACTTCGATTGTTGTTCCTGTAAGTTCTGGAACTTCTGAATTGCTAAATTTGCATTAGCTTGTTGAACGCTCATGCCCGCCAATGTTGCTGTGACTTGGGCTAACTTAGCGTCGACGCTAGTTTGGGCAATTTCGTTGACACGAGCTTTGAACTCGGGAGTTCCAACTTTTAAGCCCTCGTCCTTCGCCTGCTTACCCGCCGCAGACTCAGGCTCACCAGACTTGATAAAGTCTTTGATGATCTCAGTTGTAATGGCCCGCTTGTCTTTCATGCCCTCAGTCGCCAATGTCTTAAGCGTTGCAAGGTCATCCTTAGCGGATGCCATACGCATCTCTTGACCTTTAAGACCCATTTGCATTTGGAGTGCACGCTGAGCTTTCTTAGCATCGCGCTCTTCCTTGCTGTAAGCCGCAAGTTCTTTGTTCACATTGCCAAGTGACTCAGCAAAATGACCAGTCTTTGTGGGTGATCCAAACGCAGAAGCTAAGCGGAAATACATTTCTGCCTTTGAAGGAGCCGCATCAGCAGAACCCTTCATAGCGTCTTGAATCATTTTTTGAAACGCCATTGACTCTTTATCGGAGCGTGTACGCGCTTCTTCAAGTTCAGAACGGTAGTCAGGCGAATCACCTGCATATCGTTGGAGCAGTGCGTCCAACTGAGTAGCACGAGCGTCCATCGGCGATTGAGGTGTCGGTGGGTAAGCATCGCGTCTAGTCATTAAGTTAGAAACGGGTGCAGGAGCCTGCATTGGGAACAGCTTAGAGCCTTGATAGCTCATGATGTCAGGCTGTGGCCCAACACCATAACTCTCTGCCATCTGATCAATGTCGCTAGGCTGGTTAGCGCCACCAGTTTGGAAGTGAGTTTTTACAGCGCCACCTTTGGCAAAAGCCATAGTAGCCATGCTTTGGTCGTCAAAGTATTTGCCGCCACCGCCCATGCCACCACCAAACCCACCAAATGAATCATAGTCACTACCACGGAAATCGTAACTTCCGTCTAGATTAAATCCGTCATTGCCAAGGTAAGTGTTTTTGTCGCTGTTTAATGAGAAATCGCCAGCCATTGTTCCAACGCTGTTGCCAGAGTTGTTTAGGTTTTCCCAATCTTGCACTTCGTACTTGTCATTTAATTCGTTGATAGCGTCTTGAATACCACCAGTTGTTCCATCATCAGCGGCAACTAAAGTGTCGTTGTTTACTAGCGTAGTATCAGTTCCACCGCCACCAAAAATAGTGTCGTCACCAGCGGCTTCTAAAACGCTGACATCTTTTTTGTCTTTGTTTAAATCTGCGATGGTTTGCAAAATTCCATCGGTTGTACCATCATCATAAACACCACTGTCGCCACCATTAAGACTTGCAATGGTTTCTAAAATGCTATCTGTAGTACCGTCATCAGCGGCTACATCAGTAGTAATAACATCGTTACCAGTGCCACCGTTTAGTGTAGCAATAGTAGCTAGGATGCTGTCAGTAGTACCGTCATCAGAAATGACATCATTACCAGTACC